AACACCATCACAAGCTCCGTCCGCGAGGCCGTGGATTTCGTGGAAACGGAAATTGCGCCGGACCGCATCCGTTCGCAAAAATACTTCGACGGCAAGTCTGCGATTGAATACGAGGAAGGCAGATCGAAGGTTGTCGCGACCAAAGTGCGCGACACCATCCGCGCCATTAAGCCTGCCCTGATGCGGGTGTTCCTGCAATCCGACAAGCCGGTCGAGTTTGCCCCGACCACCCCACAGGCAGCAATGGGCGCGGATCAGGCGACCAAATATGCCATGTATGTGTTCGAGCGCAACAACGGCTTCCGCATCCTGTCGGACGTATTCCACGACGCGCTTATCAAAAAGGTGGGCGTGGCCAAGGTCTATTACGACGAGGTGCCAAGCGTCGAGATTGACGAATACACTGACCTTTCGCCCGAGCAAGTGGCACTGATCGAAGAAGACGAAGAGGCCGAAATCCTTGAGCGTGAGGATACGGTCATCGCTGAGGCCATCATTGACGAGATGGGCATGGAAGTGCAGCCCCAGATCGTCTACTCGCGCCTGCGCGTTGCCCGCACCTCGGTCAAGGGTCAGATCAAAATCGAAAGCATTGCGCCGGAAGATTTCTTCGTGGACCGCTCAGCTGTTCGTCTTGAGGACTGCTATGTCTGCGGCCACACCAGCGAAGCCCGCGTGGGCGATCTGGTGGCGATGGGCTTTGATTTCGAGACGGTCTATAATCTGGGCGGTTCTGCCGATGGCACCGTGGACGACGAGGAAGAACTTGCCCGTCGCGGTTGGGACGACATCGACGACAACGAAAACGCCGCCGATCCGTCGATGCGGAAGGTCCAGTTTACCGAAGCATACATGCGGATGGACATCGAAGGCACGGGCGTTCCCCGCCTTTACAAGTTCATCTGCGCTGGCAATGAGTACGAAGTGCTGGATTACGAACTGTGCGACTACATCCCCTTCGCCATCTTTGAGGTTGATCCAGAACCGCACACCTTCTTTGGCCGCTCTTTGGCTGAGATTGTTGAGGAAGATCAGGACGCATCGACTTCCCTTCTGCGCGGGCTGATCGACAATATCTCGATGGTCAACAACCCAAGAATTGAGGTTGTGACCGGCCAAGCGAATATGGACGACGTGCTGAATAACGAGATCGGCGCAATCATCCGGGTGAAGGCTCCCGGCTCTGTGCGCGAGTTGACCGTTGGCAGCATGGCAGCCTCGGTGCTTCCGGCCATCAATTACTATGATGAGGTTGTTCGCGCCAAAACAGGCGTTACAGGCGCTGCTATGGGCATGGATGCCGACGCCCTGCAATCGCAGACTGCCGCTGGCGTCAATGCCGCTGTGCAGGCCGCTTCTGCTGTCTCTGAGTTGATTGCCCGCAATCTGGCCGAGGGCGGTATGCGCCAGATGTTCCGCCTGATTGCCCAGATCGCGCGTGCCAACCCGAACCAAGGCGAGATGATCCGGCTTGACGGGCAGTTTGTCCCGGTCGATCCGCGTTCATGGACCAGTGACCTTGATATCGTCACTAACGTCGGCTTGGGCAATAATCGCCGCGAGGAGCGCATTGCTGCCCTGCAACTGACCATGCAGACGCAGATGCAAATCTGGCAAGCCTACGGGCCGCAGAATGGCATTGTCACCATGACGGGCATCCGCAATACGCTGGCCGACATTCTGGGCATGGCTGGCATCAGCAACGCGGATCGGTACTACAACCCGATGAACCCGCAGATGGAGCAAATGCTGATGATGCAGGCCGCACAGGCTGCCCAAGCCCAGCAGGGTCAAGCCCAGCCGTCTGACCCCAATCAGGCGTTCTTGCAGGCCGAGCAGATGAAGATGTCCGCCCGCGTGCAGGCCGACATGGCCAAGACGCAGCTTGACGCCCAGCGGCTTCAAATGGAAGATGATTTGAAGCGGGACCAGATGGCTCAAGACCTTGCGTTGAAGGCCGCCGAGCTTCTTGCCAAAACCGGCGTTCAGCTTGATCTGAATGCTATTAAGCGTGAACAGCAAATGCCGAGGATGCCTTTTGTCGGAAATCAAACGCAAGGCTTCTGAAGCCAGAACACTCCTAGCCGATCACGTTTTCCAAGGCGTGATCGGTGAAATCCGCAATGATGCAGTGGGGGTGTTTTTAAATGCAGCTTGTGATATGAATGTGGTTGCGGCGGCACATGAACGTGTGCGCGCCGTTCAAACCATTCTCGACGCTCTCCAAGCGCGAATTGACGCCGAGGCGGTTGAGTTAAAACAGGATCGGGACCGTGCAAACGACTGACACACTTGAAGCGGCTGTAAACAGCCTGCTTATGCCTTCGAATGAAGTTGCTGAAACCCAGCAAGACGCCGACGAGGCGGATCAGATCGAAGAGGAACAGGGCGAATATGAGGGCGATCAAGCCCAAGATGACGCCGAGAATTCCGAGGACGACGGCGAAGAGCCTGATGCCGAGGATACTGAGGATGAGGACTACGAAGAAGCCGAGGCCAATGAGACGCCAGACGTGTTCACCGTCAAAGTTGACGGCAAGGACACCGAGGTCACGCTCGAAGAGCTAAAGCGGTCTTTTTCGGGACAAGCCTACATCCAGAAGGGAATGCAAGAGGCAGCGACGATCCGCAAGGAAGCCGAGGCGCTTTTCCAAACCCTTCAAAGCGAACGGCAGCAATTCTTTGCGACGTTGGAAAACATCCAACAGCAGGGAATAATTAAGGCCCCGCAGGCTCCTGATCTCCGAATGTTGGACAGTGATCCCATCGGATACATGCAGGAGAAGGCGAAATACGACATCAAGGCACAAGAGTTCCAAGCCCAGCAGCGGCAGCTTTCTGAACAGTCGGAGCGCCAGCGCGCTTTGCAGGATCAGGCAATGCAGTTTCAACTGCAAGAGCAGGCCGCCAAGCTGAAGCAGGCAATTCCTGAGTTTGCGAACCCTGAGAAGGCCGCAAAACTCAAGACGGACCTTTTGCAGTTTGCGTCGAAATACGGGCTTTCGGCTGAAGAAGTGGCAAGCACTGTCGATGCTCGCCTCGTGCAGGTTTTGTATGACGCTTACAGGTTCAACCAGCTTCGCGCGGGAAAGGATATGGCTAAGAAGAAGCCAGAACCTCCGCGCAATGTGAAGCCGGTGCCTCGCAAGCCTGCACCCGAAAAAATCGTTCGTGATCGGCAGATGAAGGTAGCGAAGCGATCAGGAAAGCCAGAGGCTTTCATTGATCTGCTTTTCAGATGAAACCCCGATGAAGGACTGCTAAAATGGCACAGCCAACCAATACCCTCGACTCCTACGACGTTCGCGGCATCCGCGAAGACCTTTCCGACGTGATCTACGATATCTCGCCGGAAGAAACGCCGTTCTACACCGCTTGCGCTAAAGCAAAGGCGTCCAACACGCTGCATGAGTGGCAGACCGACGCACTGCGTTCGTCGGGCGATAACGCTCACATCGAAGGCGACGACACCATCGCTGAAGCCCGCTCGGCCACTGTTCGCTTGAACAACCGCACGCAAATCTTCAAGAACAGCGTTGTGATCCCCGGCACCGATCAGGGCCTCAACAAAGCCGGTCGCGCACGCGAAATGGCCTATCAGGTTCTGAAGATTGCCAAAGAGCAGAAGCTGGACATCGAAAAAGCGATGTTTGCCAACCAAGCAAAAGTTGCTGGTGATAGCTCGACCGCACGCCGTATGGCTGGCGTTCCTTCTTGGCTGACCACCAACACCAACTTCCAATCCGGTTCTTCGGGTGCAGACCCGACCGGCGACGGCTCGAACGCTCGTACCGACGACGGCACCCCGACTGCATTTTCGCAGACCAAGTTCGACGCTGTTATGCAGTCGATCTGGGTTTCGGGCGGCAAGCCGGACAGCGTGTACCTGTCGGCGTTCCAGATGAACCTCGCTCTGGGCTTCACTGGTAACAACAACCAGCGTTCGAACATCACGGCTGAAGCTGAGAAGGTCATCAAGCACATGGCCGTCTACGTCACCCCGTGGGGTACTGTTGAATTCAAACCGACCCGCGAGAACCGCGCTCGGGACGTGTTCATCATGCAGGACGACATGTGGGCCGTTGGCGTTCTGCGTGCGACCAAGAACGAAGAGCTGGCCAAGACCGGCGACAACGAGAAGCGTCAGGTCGTCACCGAACTGACCTTGGTCTGCCGGAACGAAAAGTCCTCGGGCGGCATCTACGACAACACCACCTCGTAATCGTGATGGGGCGGGCTTCGGCTCGCCCCTTTCCTCATCTCATGGCTGAAGGAAAATCCCATGCCCTCAAATTACTTTGAGAACTACGGCATCGTCACGGTCACGTCTGCGACTGTCACGATCACCGACGAGGCTCACGTTGGCCAGCGCGTTATCTTCAACCGCGCTGCCGGTGTGACCGCAACCCTGCCGGAAGCTACCGGCTCGGGCAACCGCTACGAGTTCATCGGCCTTGTCGATGCCTCGGGCAGCCAGATCATCAAGGTTGGTGACAACACCGACATCATGATGGGCGTGGCCTATCTGGGCAACGACAGTGCAGGTGCCTCGTGCTTCTACACTGCCGACACCTCGGACACGATCACGATGGACGGATCGACCAAAGGCGGCCTCAAGGGCTGGCGTGTAGTCTGTGACGACATCGCTGCCAATACTTGGGCAGTCATGGTTATGTCGGAAGCCTCTGGCACCGAAGCGACCCCGTTTTCGGCCACTGTGTCGTAACGAAAAGAGGGGCGGGTTTAGGCTCGCCCCTTCTTCCCAATGAAAGAATATCGCGTAACATGTGACACAATATTCCGGGGAGGCATCCGCTATCGTCGCGGGCAAATCCTACGGATGCCGCCGGAAGTGGCGGATGTTATGCGTTTGGCCTACCCTAATCTGACCTTTGAGGGTGTGAATGACGAAAATAGCGGAACAGATGTTCGAGGAGGACGGGAAGATCATTGTGCGGCAGACGCACGACTTCAACCCGGTCTTGGAGAAGGCAAAGATGCTCCGAAACGCAGGGGCAGGCCACCTCGGGGAAAGCAAGCTAGTGGGCTTGGTCCCGATGAAGGTTTGGGCTGAGTGGGCGAAGAAATGGGGCGTCAATCCCAACGACACGGCGGCCATGCGTGAGGTTGTGGCCCGCGAGATGAACAGCAGCGACAACGCCCATCTGCGCGTTTGGGAAGGCAAATATTGATCTGGGTATCGTGAGGGGCGCTATGGTGGATGATAAGCCGTAGCGCAGTCTGATCCTCGACCAAAACAAAACCGAAGGTTTCGTATGCGCCCCTCACTTGCATTAACTATCTGATTGCCACGGTGGCTGGCAAGCCTCTGCCTCGTTTTTAATGCGATTGATTTCTGGTAGATTGCCTCGGCACATGTATTTCAATAGCTCAAACTGCTCGGATGTCAGCCACCAAGCTGGGCATTTGACGTAGCCCGCCCGCCTCAACGCTCTCGCACCGGGGCTGTTGCTGACTTCACGGGGCATCTTTTCCCTCAATCTCGGCGCAGATCGCGCGGGCCACGGTGTCGATTTGGTCAGGCTTGGGGGTAGTCAGCCTCGCCAGTGCCGCCGCGAACACGCTGTCATCATCCCATCCCCAAGCATCTGCGCTCGCAAGGCCTGGGTCCAAGAACAAGCAAAGGTCGCGCTTGGCTTGGCTATAACCCACCTTGTCAGGCGCGGCGGCGGGGATGGTGAGCACTGCTTGCTCCACGTACCATAGCAGCATGGGGTCAACCTGAGTCTCCCACAGATATTCGGCTGTTGCCTTCACCACGTCCCCGCGCCGGATCAAATCTTCGTCACTCATGTCTTCTCTCCCTCAATCTCGGCCAGCGTGGTGCGGGCGATCACCTGTGCAGTTATACCCGGACCCATGCGGTAGAACTGACGGTCCTTGATAATTCCCAAAGCCTCCACCGCCTTCGCCAGCTTGGCCTCGGCCTCTGCCAGCTTGGCGGTCAGGGCTTCGATCTTCTCCCCGTTGATAACGTCGAGGTCGTCCATAAGTTTGACCTTGGCGGTCAGGGCTTCGATGCGGTCGGCGGCATCGCGGGCATCCCCAACGGTTACCTTGTCAAAATCCAGCAACCGCTCCACCAGTTCTTCGTCAGTCATAGTCCTTCACTCCATGCTTCTCGATGTCCTTGAGCATCAGCATCAGCGCCTTCTGCACGTCCTCGACGCTCTCCCCGGTCACTTGGATAGGCTCGTCGGTCCATGCGGGGCCATCGTCCATCTCGTAAAGTTCGTGGATGGCGTAGTAGTATTCCCCGTCCACCTCGTTCGGTCGCGCCAGCTTGTGCCGCATCAGTTGGTAGTGCCAGTGGCTCATATCAAAACACTCCTGACCTTCTTCTCAAAGTTCGCCTGAGCGGCATCGGTGGCTGACAGAACGTCAACGTATTGGTCCAACGCAATGCCGCCGGGCATCCCAAGATACACGCCAACCTTGTCGTCAAAGCGGTGCAGTTCGTATGTGCCGACGATGCTATATGCGACAAGCCATAGGCCGCCAGTTGCGCCTTCTGGGATGGTCACGTCGCGCCAGATCAGGCTTTTGATCTTGACCTGTTTGCTCATCTCCGCCCCCGTTCCCAAGCCGCCCGCGACAGCCGATTGGCCAGCGCGTCGATGTCCTCGACGCTGATCTGGCGATTCTCCACGATGGCCCAGTAAACGAGTGCCATGAACCGCCCTGCTGGCAGCACGGATGCCGCGTTGCTGATACCCAGTGCGGCCTCTGCCTGCACGTCACGCACGGGCATGGTCTTTGGTTCTCTGTTCCAGAACATCATTCGTCCCCCTCAGGCAAGTCGTAGCAGACAACCCGCACAACATGTCCCGACGCCACCAACTCAGACAGCTTGGCGGCGATCTTGCCGTCGGACATGTTCAGGTCTTCCGCGATCTCCTCTACCGTTCCTCGCCCTTGCTCTAGACTTTCCAAAATGAAGTCGGCCAGACCATCATCTTGTTGAACAGCCTCGGCGTCCAAGATGCTCACCGCCAGCCAAGGCGTGCGGTCTGGCCGGGTCATATTCGGCACGCAGACGGCCTGAACACGCTGGCCGAGGCGCACGCTATGGCCAAACATGACTTTCGACGGGATGAACACGTTCTCGTTGCTCTCGTTCAGGGCGAAGGCCGATCCTGTGGCCAGTTGGTTAGTTAGAAGAATGGTTTGCTGCATTGTTTGCTTCCAGTTGCTTGAGTTGGTCTTCTGCGTCTCGGATATAAAATGCCAAAACGGTCGTCTCTTGTGACAGCCAAGATGGCCTGACACCGCTTCCATATCTCGCCTCAAGATCGGCAAGCTGTTTCTCCTTGGTGGCGATGTATTCGCGGAGTTTGTCTGCCTCGGTCATGCTAGTATCTCCATTACGCTTGAGATGAATTCTTCCGCGACCGGGGCAGCGATGGCATTGCCGTAACCGCGCAGTCGTCCCACTCTGGCGGGAGACCCATGAGCCAGCGGGAATGTGCTGGGTTCAACTGGCCGCCACTTTCCATCCCGGCAGAAGAGCCAATCAGCATCTCGCCAGAAGCCGTTAGTCGGGCTGGCCCGTCCTGCGTTTCCCAGCTCGCCAGCACTGCTGCCTGCTCGATGTTCCCGCGTGTTTCCATTCTGGTCGCACTGGCGTGGCCATTGCCACCCACTCTCGGCGTCGGCCAGCCGCTTATTGCTGCCACGCCCTTCAGCGTGACCTGCACCTTCTTGCCATTCGGCGTGATGCCAGTTGCCGACGTTCCCTCCGGCGGTGTCTGCCCTCCGCTCGGCGTTGTCGGCGTCGGCCAGCCGGCCTGATCCGCCGCCCCCGGCAGCTTCAGCACCTTTTTGTCGTGGTTTCCCTGACTGTAGGCGTACTTGCTGCCCGTCGTGTCGTTCACCACTGGCGTCGGCCAGCCCAACAAACCAGAGGCGCTGTCGGATATGCGGCGCGCCGACGCCCGCAGCGCACAGATCAGCAGCCCCGAAGGCGTAGCCCGTTGCTTCCATGTCAGCGTGTACAAGGTCGAGCCAGCCGAGGCCGTCCTTGCTTGCAACCTGCTCGCCAAAGACGACTGAAGGGCGGCACTGGCTGATGAGATGGTGCCAGTGCGGCCAGAGGTGCCGCTGGTCATCAAACCCGCCTCTTGCACCTGCCGCGCTGAAAGGCTGGCACGGGCAGCTTCCTGTCCAAACAGGACGGTCGTCGGCCCAGCCTGCGGATCGCAGGGCGTAAGACCAGACGCCGATGCCTGCGAAGAAGTGGCACTGAGTGAACTCTCGCAGTTCATCAGGTCGAACATCGACAATTGATCGGTCATCCACAACTCCATCTGCTATGTGGCCTTGCTTGATAAGTTCCCGCAGCCATGCGGCAGCCTTGGGGTCGATCTCGTTGTAATAGGCTGGCATCACATCAACCCCAGCCGATCCAGCGCAAAGTATGATTTCTTGTAGCTTTCGATGAGACGATCAACGCTGTCGATCTTGTTTTTGAGTTCCGGCGTGGGCCTAGTGTCGTTGTAGATCGTCAGCGTCTCGCGGTAATCCCACAGCGCGGTCAGCACGATGTGGGTGTCGGTTGCTCCAAGTCTGATTGCCATCTCACCACCCCGCGCCGTGAGCGATGAGCAGCAGGCCGTAGCCCACAGCGAACAGGCAGATGGTGGCAATGGCTTCAGCCAAGATGTCTCGGATTTTCATTTTGGTTTCTCCTATCAAAACGGCGGCTCTTCGCCGGGGTAAGTTGGTTTCCACTGTGGCGGCGCGTAGGCCGCTGGCTGGGGGCGTGGTGCTGGCTTGGCAATAATGCCAAGCCTGTTGAGTTCGAGTTCGAGGTCGGTCATGCGTGCCAGCCTTCTTTCCACGCGCAGTAACGCTGCGGCTCGGCGTAGACATCAAAGGGGTTGTAGTGGCAGGCGATACCTGCGGCGCGGGCAGCACGGCCAGCGGCCATATCAGAAGCTTCAAGCGGGTGGCGCTGCATGACAGTCATCTTGTTCATCCTTGTTTGCTAGTTCGTGTGACCACCATACAGCCACGCGCGCTGCATGCAACAGAAAAAATGCGCTTGACGCAAAATTATTTCACAAATAGACAGATCGAACCGAAGCACAGGAGGACGCCGTGAAGGCACAAGACCAAATCAGACAGTGGGCGGCGGACGGCGGGCGCAAGCTTGGCTGGATCGCTGACCAAGTCCCCGTCGCAAAATCCAGCATGTCACGCTGGATGCAGAACAACATCACGCCGGGTGCAATCTACCGCAACCGGCTGGCCGAGATCACCGGGATCGACAGCCTGCGCGACAAGGGGACGTGGAAATGAACCGCGCCGAAATATTGGACACCGCCAAGGAATACATCACCAAGGATCGCGCAGACACGCACGGCGATGCGGAGAGCAACTTCGGCTTGATCGCGGCTTACTGGTCGGCGCATCTGGATGCGCGCGTCACTGACCACGACGTAGCGGTTATGATGTGTCTGTTTAAACTGGCCAGGATGAAAAGTAACCCGGCGCATATTGACTCAAGTCAAGATTTGTGCGGATATGGCGCAATCGCTGGAGAGCTGGGAGCAAAGCATGCCAAGGGAAAAGTGGAAGGCTAGGTCTGGAAGCCGGGAGTATTTTGCATGGCGAAGCATGCGAAACCGCTGCACCAGCACGAAGAATGCGTCTTGGCACAATTACGGTGGTCGCGGAATTAAGGTCTGCGAGAGGTGGGCGCATGACTTTGACGCCTTTCTGGATGACATGGGGCCATGCCCTGAAGGCTACTCGTTAGATCGGATCAATGTGAACGGACACTACGAGCCAGAGAACTGCCGTTGGGCTAGCTGGAAAACTCAGTCCAATAACAAAAGGACGAGTGTAGTCATTGAGTTCAACGGAAAGAGCCAGACAATCGCCGAATGGGCTATGGAAATAGGTTTGAAATTGGACACGCTTTGGAGGCGGTTGCAAAGAATGGGGCCAGATTTGGCTCTAACATCTGAAAACCTTGTGCAGAAAAACGCGTCACCTTTGATACACGGGACGCGGATTGGCTATGAGCGGTTCAAGTGTCGCTGCCCAGAATGTCGCGCCGATAATGCAAGGAGGCACAGGGAATACATGGAAAAAAGGAGTTCGGCATAATGTCATACATCATCGGCATCGACCCCGGCAAAAGCGGGGCCATCGCGCTCCTCGACACTGACGACATGCAGGTCAAGACGTACGACATGCCCGGCACACTGGACGAAAAGCGCGCGCTGATCTCTGACATCGGGCAGGTCAAATGCTGCTGGCTTGAGCGGCCCTTTTTCCCACGCATGATCGGGATCAAGAACGCCGTTACCATCGCGCAGGCCTACGGCGAACTGAAGGCCTGCCTGTTCTTTTCCGGCGTGCCGACATTTGAGGTCGATCCGTCTGCGTGGAAGAAAAACATGCGGCTCTCGACCGACAAGAACGCTAGCCGAGCGTTGGCCAGCCAATACTTCCCCGACTCGTCCGATCAATGGGCGCGGGTCAAAGACGACGGCAGAGCCGAGGCAGCACTGATCGCACTTTATGGATGGAGGAAGAAATGACCAGACGACCGTTCACCGGGCTGCCAGAGGACATGTACGCCCGCTACGACGATCAGGACCAGAATAACCGCGACTTCATCGTGGCGGCCTACGACAACAACATTATCAGCAAGTTGTTTTGGCCAAATTATGAGGCCGCGCCTTGGCATCTTCAGATGGAAGTTGGCAACCAACTCATCAATTTCTGGCCGCATAAGGCCAAGGCTCACGTCGCCTATGAATCCAAGGTTGCCTACGGCCTGCCCGCTATGTTTGCCACCGTGCGGCGGGTTCAGGGCGAAACCTTTGATGACTTTGACCTAGTGGAGAGAGAGCAATGAGAACCGACCTGACGAACAAGGACTACCACGCCCACCCCGCGATCTCGTCCTCGGACGTGAAGGCGGTACACACCAAGTCGCTGGCACACTGGAAGGGCAAGGTCCGCAAGGAAACCTCGGCCTTCGCGTTGGGCAGCGCCGTTCACGCTCTGGTGCTGGAGCCGGAAAAGAACCTCGTCCTACGCGGCCCCGAGGATCGCCGTGGCAACAAGTGGAAAGAGGCACAGCTTGCCGCCGATCTGGACGGCCAAATCCTGCTGCCCGAGGCTGAGTTCGATCTGGCCGCACGCATCGCCGATGCCGTCAAGGCTCACCCGGTCGCGGCCATGTATCTGGCCGATCCGACCTTCGTGGCCGAGGCCAGCTTCTTCGGCATCGATCCGGCTACAGGCACCGAAATCAAATGCCGACCCGACGCCTATTTGCCCGAGGTCGGCCTTGTGTTCGACGTGAAGACCACCACCGACGCCAGCCCAGACGGCTTCCCGCGTGAGCTTCGCAAATACGCATACGACGTGCAGGCGGCATTCTATCTGCGCGCCCTGCGTGCCGCTGGCTACAAAGCCGACACGTTCATGTTCATCGCGGTCGAGAAAGAGGCACCCTTTGCTGTCGGTGTCCATGCCCTGACCGACCGCTATTTGGACCACGCCGATCAGGTCGTGACCCAGACCCTCCAAAAGATCAGCAACGCCACCGCAGTTTCCGACTTCACAACGGGCTGGCCACTGATTAACCATATCGATCTGCCGCGTTGGCAGACCGAGACCACCGAAGATGACATCTTCGACCAAACCGTAGACTTCTGAGACCAACGCCAAGAGGAGCAAACCAATGGCTAACAACGACAGTGACTTTCACAAGGTTCTCGTCAAGAACGTGACCCTTCAGTACCCCAAGCTCAATAGCTGTTACCGCTTCAACACCCAGAAGCAGGCCAGCGAACCCTGCGCGCCCACCGCTTCCAACGCGGCCTGGAGCGTGGCTTTCGACATGCCCAAAGAGCAGGCCAAGCCGCTCTACGAAGAGCTGCGCGCCCACTACGAGGCTTGCCGCTCGCGCAACAGCAAGATGCCACAGTTCTCCAAGGTCTTCGGCATGAAGAAGCTGAAGGACGAGCATGGCAACGAAACCGGGATCGTGCAGTTCTCCGCCAAGCGCAACGGCA